AGAAGCCGATCCGGATAACTGGCCGGGGGCAGGGAAGGAAATCACAAAGCACACTAAACAGGAACGCGGCGACCGCTACTGGCATAAGAAGAACGCGGCCGCATCGCTGACGCTGCTGGTAAAAGTCCATTCGCTGATTGGCATGCATACGCGCGGGGGAACACCTACACCCGGCGGAGAGGATCCGGACGATGAAGCGTTCCAGTTAGGTCAGCAGGTAGCAGCTGCTGAACGTAAAGCGCTGGAAGTGATCGAGAGGCTGCAACAAAAAGGCAAAAAATGATTTCGTTCCTCGCCTTTTTCCTGATGTGGGCGGAGCGGATGAACTGGGATGTGCCGGACTGCCACTATAAAGCCTGCCACTGGCTGGAGCATCGCGGAAACCTCGCGGTGCTTCGCTGTTTTCGTGGCTTTGGTAAATCCACTATTCTGGGCGTTTATAACGCCTGGCGGTATTACTGCGATCGCCAGTACCGCATTCTGCACCAGTCGGAATCCGATACTACTGCCAGAAAGACCAGCCGCGACACCCAAAACGTTCTGCGCAACCATCCACTGACGAAAGGCATGTTGCCGGACGGCATCGGTACCATCGAGCAATGGTGGGTAAACGGCGCGCTGGATATGCGTAACGCCAGCATGTTCGCAAAAGGCATTCTGTCGAACGTTACCGGTGCCCGTGCCAACGAGTGCCAGAATGATGACGTGGAGGTGCCCGGCAATATCCAGACCCCGGAGGCTCGCGAAAAACTGCGCTATCGCCTAAGCGAGCAGACGCATATTTTGATACCCGGTGGCCGAAAATTGTTTATCGGTACTCCGCATACCCACGACAGCCTTTACGACGAAAAAGAAGCGGAGGGCGCCGATTGCCTCACGATAAAGCTGTTCGATAAAGAGCATCGCGTTGAAGCGAAGAAGGCGACCAGAAAACGATACCGGGTACCGTTCCGCCCGGAATATGTTTTCGTGGGGATCCACAAAGCCGCCAGGCTACTGATCGAGGGTACTGATTACCGATTGACGGAAGACGGCGTAGAGTTCGCGGCGCCGCCCGAAACGGTCGTGGATTTTTACGCCGGCTGCGCGTGGCCGGGCCGTTTCGATCATGATGAATTACTGCTGCGCCGTAAAGAGTGCCGCACAGTCAACGAATGGGATAGCCAGTACCAGCTGCACAGTAAACCGATTGGCGAAGTTCGACTCGACCCTGACCGTATCCGAGAATACAACGTACAGCCTGAAATCCGATACGCGAACCGCTCCTGCTCGATGTGGCTTGGCCAGACGCAAATTGTTGGCGCTGTCGCCTGGTGGGATGTGGCCACCGGCAAAGTTAAGGCCGACGCCTCAGCGTTCTCCTTGGTGTTCACTGACGCACGCGGGCATCTGTACTGGCATGTTTGCCAGGGGCTTACAGGCGAACTGGCGGAATTCGACAACAACGACAAAATCACCGGAGGCCAGGTGATGCAGATTAAAGAACTGGTGCTGAAGTATCAGATCCCGCTGGTATGCGTTGAGGTGAACGGCCCCGGCAGCTTTGCCGGGAAATTGCTGATTCAGGCGCTGAAGGGAACCGGCTGCGGCGTCCGGGAAGAATTCAGCGTGACCAATAAACAAAAGCGCATCCTCGATGCATTCGAAGCGCCGCTGTCGTCGCGGTTCCTCTGGGCGCATACCGACGTGCTCGACGGCCCAATGTACGACCAGATGCGCGATTTTAACCCGGCGCTGACTAATCAGCCCGATGACTTTATCGACTCCGGCTCCGGCGCTATCAGCTCAACACCAGTGCGCATTGGTAAATTGGTCGGGATTCCGACCGCGCAGGCGCGGGAACATTGGCAACCAAACGATGGCGATCACATGGTCGCCGTAGATTACTAGCCGCCGGAGTTCCTCGTATGTCGGTACCGAACCAGACACCCTATAACATCTATACCGCCAACGGGCTGACCACTGTCTTTGCCTATGAGTTTTACCTGATCAGCGCCAGTGACATTCAGGTGACAATCAACGGCAACGAAGTAACGTCCGGCTATACCGTGTCTGGGGTGGGAAATACTGGCGGTGGTGAGGTTACTTTTCTTACCGCGCCGGCCAATGGTTCTACCGTCATTTTTGAACGCGTTACGCCGACATACCGGCTCACCGATTACCAGGATAACGGCGACCTGCTGGCCGATACGGTAAACAAAGATTTTGATCGTCTCTGGATGGCGATTCAACGTGCGTTTATCTATCTCGGCGTCGCACTTACCCGGCCTCTATTCGGCGGCGGGCCGTTCAATGCTAACGGATACCGCATTTCCAATCTTGCCGATCCGGTTAATGATCAGGATGCTGCTACTAAAAAATACGTTGTTGACAACGGCAAGATAAATTTAGCAAAGACGCTTCGTGTCCCAGAAGGCTCAGTAGATGAATTACCTAACATTGCTGCTCGCCGTAATTCATTGTTGGGATGGAATAATATAGGTAAACCCATTCCTGTTTTCGCCATGACTGATACCGCCGATTTGGCTATAAAGTTAGCATCAAATGAAAATGGATTAGGTTCGTGGTTGGTAAACGGAAATGACTATTTCAGTGTGCATGAAATTTTGTCCAGGGTCAGGACGCTAGCAGATGTTGGCATACCGCGTCCGGTGCTGGGCTATGACTCAGATAACGACAAGCTTTTGTACAAAGCTATGCAGGAAATGGGTGATCAGGAGTTATTGCTTGCCGGCGGTATCCATATATCAAAAAAGTTTCGTAGTATACGACGTAATAATACCCTCCTTGGTTTACGGGGTGGACTGACAGGAACATCAGGTGCTTTCAATGATCAGGTTGGAGGGATATCTAACTCTTTAGATCTTGCTAAATATGGAACCCATGATGGTGTTTCTCATTTCATGGATGCAACACTGCCGCCACTGGAAGAGTGGGAGACCGTCGCTGGCGTTGTTTCCTATTCAGCAAACTCAGTCGTGGTTGATACAGTGACTTATTCAGACTTGCTGTCTAATTTGTTGAGGGGAGACATTCTGAAAACAATGCATTCAACCCCCTGTTGGGCGCTGGTTGAATCCATTGATAAAGAAACAGGTGTAATCACAGTCAAGCCGTGGGCGACTTCTGCTGCTTATGTAACCCCATCCGGGGCAACCGGTTTTTACGCAAACAAAATAGATAAAGTCTGGTCGTTCAACGCAAATGTCATTATTCCTGAGGATGCTGCAGGCTCATACGCAGTTATTGGTGAGCTGGGCGCTCAGATAAAGAAAGCAGGGTTGGGTTACGTTAATGGTCTGGATGTTACGCTTCTTCCTGGGTCCATTGCTGATGGTACGGCCGCATACCTTGCCCGTTCGGGTGTGACTAACAAAACCTGGACATATGGCTTCCGTTCTGAAGGGAACCGGTTTGGGTTCTATTCAGCCAGCGGTAAAGTTCAGCCCTATTCAGGGTTTACAGAGCGTTCAAATGCGGTTGTAGGTATGCGTTTTCATAACCAGAACACCTACTCAATGGTCTGGGGGACGGGAGCCGTCGACTCCGTGGCCCCTGTGGACAGTCCGACAATATTCGGCCCCAATGGTCAGGTCTACAGACAACCTAAGAGGGTACTGGTACTGACTGAGTCCGCGATAATCGGATCCATGTTTACCGATTTCATTGTCAAGACGGTAGGTATAACGATAACCATGCCTCCGGTGGCGAATCTTCCAATGGCAGGTTATGAGTTTGTACTCGACCTGATGGTCGCAGGGACTTACTACATCAAGGCGTATAACACTGAGACGCAGATAAGCGGATTTTCCACCTACACGTTAACAACAACAGTAGCCAGAAAGAAATATACCGTTCTGTGGGATGGAACATACTGGCAAGTTCTGGAGGGATGAGATGGTCAGAATAACTAATGAAGTAACAAACAACCTCCTTTCAGTTTTTTACGAAACAGATGCGGGCCTGACGTTTCAGGCACAGGTTAATCTCGACGATTATCCCTCGGAAGACGATGCTCTTGAAGCGGCGATCGCGCTCGCGAGATCTTACAGCGAAAGCTACTAATTCTAGCAGACTACACAAGGATAAATGATGACGATGACAAAACGTGAACTGGAACTGGAAATTGAACTGTGCCAGCTCAAACATGAACTCTTCATGGTATCTGGAAGGTTGTTGGAATATGACATTCTTTATAATCGTGGCCGCGCCAGCGATCTCCAGAAGAAATATGAAAGCATGAAGTCTATGACAGAAGATGCAAAGCTTGATAATGAATCAAGTGAACCAGCCAGTAACTCAGGTTAATCAGTATCAAAAATTTTCTGATTACTCATTATTTCTGGTATCAATTTTTTTTCAAAACAGTATCAAAAAAAATCGCGCGCTATATACTGATATTTTTTCTGGCATATTTATGTTCTATGGTTATTTCGGACTGTCAACGTCGAATATAGCCATCAACAACCCG